CTTAATGATTCTGCACCCTTGTTATTTAATCATGACACTGACAAAGTTATAGGTGTAGTAGAAAGGGCATATGTTGATAAAAAGAAGAAAAAAGGTGTTTCAAGAGTAAGATTTGCACAAACTGCCTTTGCTGATGAGATTCGTGGAATGGTGTCAGATGGCATTTTAAGGAACGTTAGTACTGGATATCGCATTTTAGAGATGGAAGAACGTGAAATAGATGGAAATAGTGCTTTTGTCGCATCTCGATGGGAGCCTTATGAAGTCAGTATTGTGGCTACGCCTGCTGACACCTCAGTTGGTATAGGTCGGTCTTTATTAGAGACTGATACTATGACTATTGAGGAAAATAAGTCTACAATTGACGATAAGCGTACAAACGCAACTGAGGCTTCTGTCTCACCTCCTGTAAACATTATTTCTGAAAACGAAATGACCGATCAACCAAATTTAGAGGTTGTGCGTTCAGAGGCTAAAAAACAAGCTGCTTCTGAAGAACGTACAAGAATAAGAGAGATTACTGCATTATGCGGTAAGCATGGCTTTGAGGACATGGGCGAATCTATGATCGCTAATGGCACTTCAATAAACGAAGCAAGAGCAAATGTTCTTGAAAAGTTAGGTGCTAAGTCACCAGAGGTGCAAACTGTTACTCCAGTAGAAAGTCAGTTCTCAGCAAAAGAAGAAAGAGAATACAGAAATACAGACTTTGTTTCTGGTGGTATTGCTGCTCTTATAGATGGCAATTGGGATAGACCTGGTGCTGGTTTTGCAAGAGAGCTTTCACAGGAAGTACAACGTCAGGGATATCATCGGAATGCTGGTGGCAAGACATTATTCTTACCATTCTCTGCATTATCAACTCAAAAAAGAGCTACATATGTAACTTCTAGTGCTAATACTGGCGGTAACATCGTTGCTACAGATTTAAGAGCAGATGATTTTATCGAAGCATTAAGAAATAACACTGTAATGGTGAATCTTGGTGTTCAAGTACTATCTGGTCTTATTGGTGATGTTGCAATCCCAAGAAGATCTGGTGTTGCTTCTACTGGATATTTATCATCTGAAACAACAGCGATTTCTCAAGCAGAATCTACATTTGATCAGATTTCAATGACACCAAAGACTTTAGCAAGTCTGTCAAAATTCTCTAGAAATATGCTCATACAGGCAACTCCTGGTATTGAGGATCTAGTAAGAAGAGATTTATCTGATAGTATTAACTTAGGAATTGATCTTGGTATCTTGAACGGTTCTGGTTCATCAGGTCAGCCTACAGGTATCATGAACACTTCTGGTATTGGTTCAGTTGCAATCGGTACTAATGGTGGTGCTATTACTCTTGAAAAGATTGTTGATCTTGAGACAGCAATCATGGAAGATAATGCAGGTGTTAATGCAGATAACATTGCTTATGTAACAAACGCAAAAGTAATGGGTGCATTGAAGAAACTAAGAGCAGGTGGTTCTACAACTGGTGATGGTGCATTCTTATACAATGCAGACCTATCAGCTATCGGTAGAGGTGCTACTCCTGGTGTTCTTAATGGATATCCAGTAGCAATGACAAACCAAGTTCCAAGCAACCTTACAAAAGGTTCTAGTTCTGGTGTTTGTTCTGCTGTTGTTATGGGAGACTTCTCACAGGCAATTCTTGGATTGTTCGGTGGTGGTATCGAAGTAACAGTTGGTGAGGATAGTGATGACTTCAGCAAGAACTTAACTTCTGTAAAAGCTGTAGTTGCATTTGATGTTGCCATACGTCATGCACAGTCATTTGCTGCTATAAAAGATGTGACAACTGCATAAATATGTCAATATGGGGGTATATATTTACCCCCTTTTTATTAATTATGAAAATTAAATGTTTAGCAAACGTAGGAGCGAGTGGAGCTAGTTTAGAAGCTGGTAAAACTTATGATGTGTCTAATTCTGATGGTGATTTACTAATTAGAATAGGAAAAGCAGAAAAGGCAATTGAACAAAAACCAAAAAAAACAAAGGTAAAAAATGCCAATAATTGAAGATAAGGAAACATTAAGAATATATTTACAAGATGGTAAAACTTGTACTATTGAGAATGGAATTGTATTTCCTGGGCATTTAGACACTGCTGATGATGTAATAGCAGGTGGAACAGCAATAAGCACTGAATATATTCTTACAGCAGTTACAGAAGATGTATCTGCACTATCTAGAGGTTCTACAATAACGGTTGATTCTGTTAAATATACTGTTCGAGAGAATCTATTAACAGATGATGGATCTTTTTCACAAGTTTTGCTGAGTAAGACATAATGGCAGATTCATTAAGAGAACAGATATTAGCAAGAATGAAAACAAATCTTGATGCAATATCTAATGCTACTGTCTATAGATCAAGAGTAGAGCCTCTCAGTCGTGGTGAAGCACCAGCGATAATAATAGAACCGATATCAGATCAACCTACAGATACTAACTTCTTTGATAAATTAGATTGGTCTATGCGTGTCAGAGTATCAACGATTGTTAGAGCTTCTTTACCTGATGATGAATCAGACATATATTCACAACAAGTACACTTAAAACTAATGGCTGACCAAACTGTAAATGGGTATGCTTTGGATTTAACGCCAGATCGTACTGACTTTAACTTAGTTGAAGCTGACCTACCTCTTGGTATAGTAAGTCAAGACTTCTTAGTTCGATATAGAACAAGTCGTACTGATTTAACTTCATCTTAAGATTATGGCTAAAATTAGTAAAGAAGTTCCAAATCCAGGTACAGGTGGAACATATATGTTCGATCCTGAAACTGGGGAAACTACACTAGTACCAGAAACCGATTCCTCTAACGACAATGGCTCTAACAAGAACGACAAAACTACTAGCAAAGATTGAATCATCATATGGGAGTAATTCAACTCCTGTTGCTGGATCAAATGCTATACAGGTTACTGACATAGAAGTAACACCAATAGAATCTGACAACGTACAGGCTACTGCCTTTCAAGGTTTTATTGGAAACAGTACAAGACCTACATTGCTCGCAAACAAAAGAGTTGCAGTATCATTTGGTGCTGAACTTTCTGGCAGTGGTGCAGCAGGTACGGCAAGTGCGCTTTCTCCTTTGCTGAAAAGTTGTGGTTTATCTGAAACAATTGTAGGTTCTACCAGTGTTACTTATGCACCTGTCAGTGCTTCTTTTTCTAGTTGTACAATTCTTTGCTTTTATGGTGCTACAAGACATTTAATAACAGGATGCAGAGGAACAGCGACTATAACAATGGCAGCAGGTTCATTTGCACAGATTAATTTTGAATTTACTGGTATTTATAACAGCCCTGATAGCACAGCAATGTCTGGTACATTCACTGTTGCAAACCAAGCTGCTGCGATAGAGGTAAATGATACTAACGTCACTACTGCAACATTTCATGGTGCAACTTCACAGAGGTTAGAATCCTTTGACCTTGCATTAAACAATGAGGTTGTTTACAAAGAAACTGCATCTAGCAAGGAAGTATTGATAACAAATCGTGCGCCTGGGGGTACTGCTGTTCTAGAAGAACCAGTAAGAGCAACAACAGATTATTTTAGTAAGGCAGAAACTGCTGCAACAGGTAATAGTTCTATTGTTCTTGGATCTAGTGCAGGTAATATTGTTACTGTTAATGTTCCTCAGACTGATATAACAGGTGTTAGTCGTGGTGATACAAATGGTGTTAATTCATTAAACCTACCGTACTTGGCATTACCAACAACAGCAGGTAATAATGAGTTAAGTATTGTTATGACTTAATTTATGGCACTTGTTTTTAAAAAAATCGCTGAGTATGAATGGCAGGTAAAAGTTAAAACACCATATAAAGGTAAATTTAAAGAGGAAAGTTTTACTGCTAAATTTAAAAATGTTGGCAGAAAAAACTTTAATGAACTTATAGATGGTGGTGATGATCACTTTGTAAAAACTGTTCTACTCGGCTGGTCTGGTATTAAAGACGAGGATGGTAATGAGGTTGAATTTAATGATGAAAACTTTGAGGCGATATTAGATAACGTATATATTGTTCAAGCCGTTATTGCTGCCTATGGTGAAAGCATGCAGGGAGCATTGGCAAAAAACTAGAAAGGGCTGCTGAGTATTGGGTGAAGGGTGATGTTATAGATGAAAGTGCAGAAGCTTTAGCAGCCTTTGGTGCTACGCCAGAACAGATAGCAGATATGGTTAGTCCTGTTAATAATGATGTTGTTATATGGATAGAAAATAAGGAAATTGTAGAAATGTTTTTTAGATTAACAACACAATGGTATGTCAGTATGGCAGGTTTATCTGGTATTAACTATTCATCTTACGAATATCTGTGTAAACTATATTCAGTAGAAGATCCTGTCTCTATGTTTGAAGGAATACAGACAATGGAATATGCTGCACTTAGAATGATGCAAAAGGATAAGAAATAATGGCTGATCAAAAAACACAATTAGACGTAATATTAAATGTTAAAGGTGTAAAAGAACTTCGTGGTTTAACAAATTCATTACAAGGACTAAAAAATAATGCAAAAAATGCTGGATTAGATACTAAAAAATTTACACAAGAATTAAGAAAACTACAAAGTGAGGGTGTTAATTCAATAAATAGAACTAGAGCTTTATCAAATACTTATAAAGAATTAGCAAATAGTGTTGATATAACTTCTAGAGAATTTAAAGAAGCAACTAGAGAAGCTAGAAGATTGGATAGAGAGTTAGCAAAAATGGAAAGAAGAAAAACTACTGGAGGACGAGCAAGAGGATTAGCAAGAGGATTAGGAGCAGTCGCAGCAGGTGGTGTTTTTGGAGGGGTAGAGGGTCTAGTTGGAGGAGGTATAGGTTTAGCTGTTACTGGAAATGCCTTTGGAGCAGCAGCAGGTGCAGCTATTGGTGCGCAAGTTGGTCAACTGCGTAAATCTATTGGTGAGATTGGTGTATACACTGCGTCTTTAAAACAACAGAAATTTGCATTAGCTTTAGTTGTAAAAGACACTGAAAAATTTAATAAAGCACAAGAATTTCTTGCTAAGACTAGTGAAAAATTAGCAATACCACAAGATGTCATAGTAAGACAATTTACGTCCTTAACAGCATCAGTCGTTGGTGCAGGTAAATCAGTAGAAGATGCACAAGAGGTATTTTTATCAATCGCTTCTGGTATTAGAGGTACTGGTGGATCATTAGAAGATATGCGGGCAGCTATGGTTGCTACAAGTCAGGTATTTAGTAAGGGTAAGGTATCGGCCGAAGAGCTTAGACAACAGCTTGGTGAAAGACTCCCAGGATCTTTTACATTATTCGCAGCATCAATGGATAAAACACCTAGACAATTAGATAAAGCATTAGAGCAAGGTAAGGTTACATTAGATGATTTTATGGGTTTTGCAAAACATCTTTTTGCTAATTATGGAAAAAATGCAGAAATTTTAGCATCATCTCCAGCAGCAGCAGGTGATAGATTAGCAACAGAATTTAGTAAGTTCAAAGAAAACTTTGGTGGATTGTTTGCAAATATAGGTGCAGGTTTTCAAGATACAACAACTAAAATTATTGGTTTTTTAAATGATAATGAGAAAGCTATAAAAAAATTCATAACTGGTTTTGTTAATAATCTTGGTGGAATAAAACGTGTATTAACGAAAGTTGCAACTGATATAGCAAATATTGTTAGTGGTATATTTAAATCTTTTACAACAGTAGTTACGAAGATATTTAATAAGGTGGCTGAAATGATCAATAAACTTATAGAAGCATTAGGTGACACATTAGAAGGTTTTAAAAAAATACCTGTTTTAGGACAATTTATTGAAAATATTCAAACAACATCATTTATACCAACAATTGATCCAGATACTAAAAAAACAATAAATAATGCATTGCAACCTGCTGTAGATTATAAAGATGAATTAGAAAAAATATTTAAACAATCAGGTAAAACTGTAGAGGAAGTTTTTGGTTCACCAGAATTTGATGCAGCAGTAGAAAAAATTATAAAACAAAAACAAGCTACAGAAGAACTTAATGCTGCTACTAAAGATTTAGGTAAAACAACTTCAAAGGTATTTGATGGTATGAAAGGTGGTGCGCAAGACTATCTAAACTCAATAAAAGAGGTAGGCAAACAAATACAAGATGCTTTTGTTAGTGCATTTAAAGGGATGGAGGATGCTTTTGTAAATTTTGTAATGACAGGAAAATTAAATTTTAAAGATTTAGCACGTTCGATAATTGCAGATATAACAAGAATAGTAGTCAGACAAAAACTTATGACTCCATTATTAGGTGGTATTAATAGTTTATTTGGTTTAGATCTAAAGCTGAATGCAAAAGGAAACGCATTTGGAGCAAATGCAATTATTCCTTACGCAAAAGGTGGCGTAGTTTCACAACCTCAACTTTTTAAATTTTCTACAGGAGGCTCTGGAAAACTAGGAATTATGGGCGAGGGTGGCGCACCAGAGGCAATACTACCTTTAAAACGTGGTCGTTCTGGTAATCTAGGTGTTGAGTCATCAGGTACCTCAACTAATATTGTTGTAAACGTAGATGCATCAGGTTCTTCTGTAGAAGGTAGTAATGAAAATGCAAATCAATTTGGTGAGCAACTTGCATCTGCAATACAAGCTGTAATTATAAATGAAAAACGATCAGGAGGTTTACTAAATTAATGGCAACTTTTCCATCGACACCAGAGGCATCTTTCCCTATAAAAAAAATAAAAGAAAATAAAACTAATACAGTTCAATTTGGTGATGGGTTTGAACAAAGATTAACAGAAGGATTAAATCAGAATAAATTAAAATATAGTTTATCTTGGCAAAATATTACTTTATCAGAAGCAGATACATTTATATCTTTTTTAGATGCAAGAGTCAATGATCAAGAAAGTTTTGATTATACCCCACCTGGCGAAACATCATCATTTAAATTTGTTGCAGAATCTGGATATAGCAAAGATATTGTAAATGCAGATAGAGCAACTGTTCGTGCAGTTTTTAATCAGGTATTTGAATCATAATGGCAATTCCTTTTGTTGAGCTAAATAAAATAAATCCAAGTTCTATTATCGAGTTATTTGAACTTGAACTGACTGTTGGTACACACATAGTTGCTGGCAATCCACAAAGCTTGCCTACTGTGTATAGATTTCATGCTGGTGCAAATCTAAACAATTTTGGTGAAGTAATATTTCAATCAAATTCTTATCAAAGAGTAGCGGTACAAATAGAAGGTTTCGAAAAGAAAAGCACAGGCACTATCTCAAGACCAACAATTACTTTTTCTAATTTAGGTGGTATAGTTCAAAATTCATCAACAGGTTTAGTTATAACAATGAGTGATTTTTTAAATAGTGTGAATCAAGTTACCCCACATAATGATTTGATAGGTGCAAAGCTTACTAGAAAAATGCCGCTTGCTTCTGCCTTAGACAACTCAAATTTCTCATCTGGTTCTAATCCGTTTGGCACTCCAAGTTCTGATAGATTGCGTGATGAAATATATGTAATTGATAGAAAAGCTGTTGAAAATAGGCAAGTTGTACAATTTGAACTTACTGCTGCAAACGACTTGGAAAATAGGGAAATACCTCAGAGAGTAGTCACCAGAGATTTATTCCCTGCTGTTGGAACATTTGTCTAATGACAGAATATAAATGGGCTACAGATGCTTTTGAACACGCTTTAGAGTGTGATAAAGAGGAATCATGTGGATTAATAATTGATATAGATGGTATTGAAACCTATTGGAAATGTAAAAATATATCAGGTACATATAAAGAGAAGTCATTTGTTATAGACCCTTTAGATTATGCAAGTGGTGAAGATCAAGGAGAAGTTCTTGGTATCGTGCATAGCCATCCTGATGGAGAAATGGCCTTTAGTCATGCTGATAAAATAAGCTGTAAGTTTAATGATTTACCTTTTTATCTTGTTGAACCAAAAACAGAGTCTATTATTGTTTTATATCCTTCTGAAATAAATGATTAAATTAACTATTTATGGCAGACTAAGAAAGTTTATAGGGCAATCTACATTTGAAATAAATGCGAGAAGTCCTAAAGAAGCATTTAGTTTTTTGATTAATAATTTTAAAGGTGTAGGAGAACATATAAAAGAGCAAGAATATTGTGTTATGGCTGGTAATGTAAAAATTACTGAAGATTTATTAGATATGCAGACAGAAAGTGAAATAAAAATCATACCAGTTGTACATGGTGAAATATTTTTCCTTGCTGCTGGCGCATTATTTACAGCATTAGGATCAGGAACTACTATCTTAGGGTTGACTATAGGATCTTTAGTACAACCACTATTTACAGTTATTGGTGTAAGTATGCTCAGTAATGGTATACAAGAATTATTTGCACCAGATCCAAAACCATTAAATGTTGACAGACAAGAAGATCCACAAGATCCAAGTTTTGTTTTCACAGGTCTTTTAAATAATTCAAAACAAGGTGTACCAATTAACATAGTATATGGAGAGACTTTAATTGGAAGCACAGTTGTTAGTTCTTCCGTTGATACTTTTCAAGTTGTTAATGAGTAAATATGGTTTTTTTAAATAGACAAATTGTTGATGCTTTACTTGGCAACGATAAACTAAAATCTATTGATTTTGGTACTGTTGTTGACGCAATAGGAGAAGGACAGATTGAAGGATCTGCGACAGCAAGTAGAGCAAGAATTACAGATAAAACAAGCACAGCTTTCAAAAATGCTTTTCTTAAAGATTTGTTTTTAAATAAAACTGCTGTGTTACAGGGTGACGCAAGTAATACAAGTCCTATAGACTCAGATTTTAATTATCCGAAAGATAGACTTACTTTTGAGTTTCAAGATGGAACTGCTAACAATGAAGTTTTGTTTGCAGCACAACAACAATCAAGTGAAGTTATAACAGGTGATAAAGGGCAAGAATGTAGCTTTCCAGTAGGAGGATCGGCAACGCCAAGATCAGGTACTATCACAAATTCATCTATTGACACTGTTCAAGTTAAGGTAAAATTTGATCAATTTTTTAAACTTAATACAGAAAATGGTAATAGAGAATCTACAAGCGTCAGAGTTTTAATAAAAGTCAATCCAAACAATGCTTCACAAGCAACAGTTATTGATGAAACAATTACTGGCAAAAGTTTTAACCCTTATTCAAGAGATTTTGGTATAAATTTAAAAGATTTTCCAAATTTTAATGCAACAAATTTTTTTCCTGTTGTAGTAAGTGTTGAAAGAGCAAATGATGTTGGTGACGAAAATACATTTAATACAATGCGTTTAGCAGAAATAAGGCAAATTATTAGAGAGCAGAATAACTATCCTAATATTGCATATTCCTCTCTTAGATTTTCTTCAGAATTATTTACCTCTGCCCCAAATCGAATTTTTAGAGTAAGAGGGAAACTTGTAAAAATACCTCATAATGCCACTGTTGATTATACAAATGGTCGGTTAACATATTCTGGAACTTTTAATGGGTCGTTTAAAACAGATAAAGAATGGACAAGTGACCCTGCTTTTGTTTTATATGATCTTTTAACAGATAGCGTTAGTGGTTGTTCAATACCAGAGTCAGAGTTAGACGTTTTTTCTTTTTTTGGTGTTAGTAAATATTGTAGTCAATTAGTAGATGATGGAAATGGTGGTCAAGAACCTAGATTCTCTATAAATGCAAATATTAATAATAGACGTGATGCAATGGCAGTAATTAAAGATATTTGCTCTGTAATGAGAGCAATACCTTACTACGAAGAGGGAACTATAAAAATTTCTCAGGACGCACCAAAAGATATTGATAATCCAAGTTCTGTAAGTTTTGATTATGTTTTCAATAACGCTAATGTGGTAAATGGCGAATTTGTATATTCTGGCAGTTCATCAAAAACTAGATTTAACGTAATTAATGTTTCATATTTTGATTTAGAAACACAAGAAATAGATTATGTGACTGTAAAAGATAGTACTGCACAACAAAAATATGGAACACAGACAAAAACAATTAATACTTTTGGTACGACCTCTAGAGGTATGGCACAAAGAGTTGGAAAATGGTTTTTACAAACACAACAAAATCAAACAGAAACTTGTACTTTTGAAACTAATATTGCGTCTGGATCTGTTATAAGGATTGGAGATATTATTGGTATTGCAGACAGGGTTAAGGCTGCTACAAGAAGGGGAGGCTTAGTTAAAACAGCTTCAGTTAGTCAAGTAACACTTGATGATGTAACACAGACTAATTTACCAGATATAAGTGATAGTCCAACTATAAGCTGTATGTTGTCAGATGGCACAGTAGAAACAAAAAACATTTCATCCTATACAAGTGGAAATCTTGTAAATGTATCTTCTAACTTTTCATCAGCCCCAGTACAAAACAGTCCATATATTTTAGAATCTGCAACTCTTTCAGCACAATCTTTCAGAGTTGTAAATATAAAAGAAAACAAACAAAAAAGTTTTTCAATTACAGCAGTAATTCATAATCCTAATAAATATGCAGCGATTGAAGATGGTGAGCAATTACCAGTAAAAAATATTAATTTATTAACTTCTCTTTTACCATCACCACAAATAATTAACGGATCAGATGGTACAAAAGCAATAGAAGAAAAAATTGTTTTAAATAATAATAGACCTGTTCCAAAGCTTTTTATTGATTGGGAATCTGTAGATGGTGCTTCTGGGTATCAATTAATTTTTACTAAAGATAATGAAAATCCAGTTGTAGTTAACACACAACAATCAGAGCATGAAATTTTACCATCTGAGGCTGGAACTTATTTTATTCAAATATTTACAATAAACAGTAATGGAGAAAGAAGTGCAAGTCCTACAGAAGTAAGCATTGATACTTTAGGATTGACGGCTGTCCCCGAAAATCCAACAAATTTTGAGATTGAGCCATTAAATAATTCACAAGTTAAGTTAACATGGACAAAAACTACTTCTTTAGACGTAGAATTTGGAGGAAGATGTATTATTAGGCATACTCCGAATGTTTTAGGGTCAGCAAGTTTTTCCAACTCTACTGACTTAAATGAAAACATAAATGGATCTACAAATGAAGCAATTCTTCCAGCTTTGACAGGCACTTATTTATTAAAGTTTGCTGATCTAGGTGGAAGGGTATCAGAAACAGAGGCAAAAGTGGAATTAAATTTGCCTGAAATGTCGGATGAATTATTAGTAAAAAGTCAAAGAGAACAATCATCATTTAGCGGTACAAAAACAAATTTATCTGTTGTGTCAGGTTCTTTACAACTTACTGATCCTTCAGCGAATCTTACTGGTACATACAATTTTGCCTCAGTTTTAGATTTGGGATCAGTTTTTACAAATATTAGATTAAAAAGACATATAAAAAGCGAAGGATTTTTTATATCAAACCAGTTTGATTCTATTCCTGATTTTGATGCAAGATTAAGTGTTGATGGATCTGGCAGTGACCGTTTAAAAAGTAAATTACAAGTTCAAACATCACAAGATAATTTAAGTTTTACAACGGTGCAAAATTTAACTAATGGTTCATTTAGTGCAAGAGCTTTTAAATTTACAAGTAATTTAATATCAGTAGATATAAATGAAAATATAAAATTTACAGAATTAGGTTTTGACGCTTTTTTACCATCAAGAACAGAAAACAAATATCAATCAAGTGGAAATATTATTTCTACACCTTTACAATCAGGAACAAGCGCAAGCGGTTTAGCAATTGTATTTGCTAAGCCATTTTTTACAGGAACAAGTGATATTGGTGGCTCAACTTCAGCTTTTCTTCCCTCTATATCTATAGCTCCAGAGGATTTGCCAAGCGGTGCATTTTTTCTTTTAAGTTCTATAAGTGGTGCAGGGTTTACAATAGTTTTTAAGAACGCATCAAATGCAGTCATAGATGTGAAATTTACGTTTCAAGCGTTAGGATATGGAAAAGGTGCATAACAAATGACAAGAGTAAATTCTACTGGCAAGGAATCTTCAAGTAATTTTTCACCTGATAATGGTACTGGATTAGCTGTAAGAACAGCAATAAAAGATATCTTTGAATCACTAAGAACAGTCAATAGTGCTGCAGGTGATCCTTCAGGTGCAGCAAATTTAGCAGCTTATCAATTACATATTGATAGTGATACAGATACTTTAAAAATAAGAAATGGTGCTAATTCAGCTTTTGTTACTTTAGGGAATGTAAGTCAGACTAACTTTGGTTTTTTATCAGCCACAGGCGGCACACTTACTGGAGTTCTAACTGGATCAACTGGCTCTGAGTCAGCACCTTCTATAAATTTTGGAGATAGTAATACGGGGTTTTTTAAAAAATCAACAAATCAAATTGGTATTTCAACTGCGGGAACAGAACAGTTATTTTTAGATCAAAATGGTATTACTTTAAATGACCAAAATGAAATAAGATTTAGCGAAAGCACTTCTAACGGTTCAAACTATATAATTATCAAAGCTCCTTCATCTGTAGCTTCTAATAGAACATTAACTCTTCCTGATGAAACGGGAACTATATTAACTTCAAGCACAAATATAAACTCAACAAGCGTTACAGGTGTTTTATTTGCATTAGGAAGTACCTCTATTTCTAGAGGAGATACGATCACTGAGTTAGCGGGAGTGTCAACAGTCAAAGTAACGACAATAAAAGATACAAGCGGAAATAATTCTTCAACAACAGAACAGATTGCACAAGGTAGAGCAAAAATATGGTGTGCTTTCGATCAAAGTACTATAAATGATTCCTTTGGTGTAACTTCTGTTACTGATAATGGAACTGGTAGTTATACAGTTAATTTTTCTAGCTCTTTTTCAAATACTAATTACTGTGCCGTAGTAACTGGTGGAAATGGAACAAATTCACCTTGCGGTGTTGCAATTATGGAAAAGACAACTAGCACTATTCGTATAAGTACGACTGGTATGAATGTAGCAATAAATCAACTTTCTGATTCTTCACTAACAGGTCTTGCTATTTTTGCTGACTAATATTTGTAACGTTATACTGAAAGAAAAACTTTATGGCTAATTCAGACAAAAGATTTATCTATGAGAATGACGAAGGTGGTATTTCTATTGTCGTTCCATCAGATAATTGTGATTTAACTTTAGATCAAATAAAGGATAAAGATTGCCCCAATGGTAAGACAGTTTATACTGTTGATAAGTCTGCAATTCCTACTGACAGGAGTTTTAGAAACGCTTGGACTTATACGGAGTAAAACATGGGATTTGGGGTTAATATGGCGAAAGCCAGAGAAATTCATAAAACAAATATTAGAAATGCAAGAACACAAAAACTTGCAGAACTTGATATTGAATTTCAAAAAGCATTAGAAACTGGTGCTTCGACAACAGATATTGTTACTAAAAAACAGGCATTAAGAGATGCTCCTGCTGATTCTGAAATAGCTGCTGCTAATGATACAGATGCGTTAAAAACACAATGGAAAACTGATATACTAGGCACATCACCTTATACCTAATGGCAATAGCACCTGGAACATATAATATGACCGTTCAAAGAAGGTCAGATCACAGTGTTCCTATTGTGCTGAGTGATAGCACTGGAACGCCAATAAACTTAACAGGGTTTACAATAGCAGCACAAGTTTGGGATGAATCACGTTCCACGAAATATGCAGATTGGGCTGTTACTTATACAGATAGATCAGCAGGATCTTTTTCTATAGCATTAACAGACACCCAGACAGCTACATTTACTCCAGAAATATTAGCTTACGATGTGTTATTAGTTGATGGATCGGGACTCAAAGAATATTATTTAGAGGGTAAGATATTTATGAGTGAGGGTTATACAACCACATGAGTCAAGTTAACATTTCAACCACTAAAAACACTGTTACTGTCAACGGTGAAACTAGAGTTGTTACAGTCAAGACAGCAGGGACACAGGGCATACAAGGAGTGCCAGGGGGAGGTTTTGATTTAACTTTAGATCACACTGCAAAAGTTGATAATTCAGTTATGTACTATCAGCAAAGTAGTGGTAAGGTTATATTAGATAACAATGTCACTACTCTTAAACTCGTAGACGGAGGAAATTTCTGAGATGACTAACACGATCAGAATCAAAAGATCTACAGG